ATAAACCCTAACATTTTTCAAGTTATGCCAGTCAATTAATTCATCCTGCTTGCCGCCGTAACTAGCGGTTAAAACCAGGTTTTCGGGAATGTTGTCTATTCGATTTACCCAATAACTAATTGACTTCGTATAAGCCCACATTTCGACTTCTGGATTGTTTTTTGCGATCTCCAACCACATGTCAAAATATGCCTGGTTAAAGAAATCCCCGGCCGCGTGCAACCGGATCGATTTACAACCTTTTGGAATGGATGGAACGCCGCCGTAACGTACGAAATCGAAATTTTTCCATCGATGTTCACGAACCCCTGGGAAGCGTTCCGGGCTTGCTGCATAACATTTATATTGCCCCCTGGCAATATCGAATTTACCGGTGGCCCGGTCAACTGTAACTTTGCATTCTAACGCAAACGGGCAAGTTGATCCCGTTGGTAAATTCCACTCGTAAACGGTCCCGGTGTAATACGTTTTATTTTTTACAAATTTTCCTGCATTCATTTTGTTTTTTTTTAATGAGATCCACAATTAATTTCACAAATTATTTTGCCGTGTATTATCTTCGCGTGCTGGCATTTGCCCGCCCGGATTTCGTAATAACTAAAATCGCAATCCAGGGCCCACATTCTACGAAACGTGAAGGATTTATTTAAAAGATCCTTAAATTGCTCGTAATCCAGGTCCATTTCTTCCAGCATTATAAACGGTTCTGTTTTATGCTTTTCTAGGTAATTTCTATATTCTGCATCCATTTTTTAAAATAGTTAAATCCCTAATTACGTCGCCTGCATTTTTAACCGTGTACCTGAGTAATTTAAAACCCATTACGGAAGCCCGGTTATACTTTTCGCAATTTGCCGTGTAACCTACTAACGTTTGGTGCCCGCCAACCCCGCTAAAATGGTTGCCGCCAATACCTTCGAACTCAATTAAAGTATTAAATTCCAGAATGTAATAATCGGATCGCCAACGGCGTGTAACATCGAACCGAAATTCTTCCGCTAATGTTAGGTTGTAGGCCCGGCAAAACATGTGAACATTTACGTCAAACGTCTTTTTACTCATTGTGCCGGGTTAAATAGGTTCGTATTCATCCATTCGCGGCACTCTAGCGCCCTTTTATTAATCGCCTGGATAATTTCTTCGTCCCGTTCTATTTCGATCTCAAAAACGCGCTCGTTTACGGGTATATCTTCATAAATGGAAAGGCGGTCGATTTCTTCGCACCCTTTTAGATAGTCGTAAGCTTCCAGGTCCGGACAATTTAGCTTATACCACAACGATTTTTTTTCCTGTTCAATTAAATTAAGCGGCGTATTGACTAAACAATAAGCAAGGGTTGCTGACTTCGCCCCGGTTAAGCTCATGTAACCTTGCAGCTGGAAAAAATAATCTTTATTAAGCGGCTCATTTTTGGCCTTAAAAAATGAAAAAATATCCCAGGAAGTTTTTATATCGGTAACGATCTCATTTTTTAATATATCCCACTCGCCCGTTATAAAATCATTGCTCATTCGAGCTTTGTTGTTTACGTAGTAGTTTTTTTTAAACTTCGAATACAGGGTTATCGATTCTTCTTCCTGGGTTATACCTTTCTCTAAATACTTATTTTGAATGTTTTTAGATCTTCCGTACTTCTCATTAATAAATACTTTAATTAATTCAGATTTACAGGTTTCAGAAAGTTGCCCGGACTTTGTCCGGGCTTCAGTCATTATTGCGCCCAATGAGCTACAACGAAATTTTATATTATCGGCGTTCATTTTTCAGCGGGTGTTAATTCCATGTATTTTTCTTGAAACATCTGGTTTAATTCCTCTGGAATTGAGCTCGAATAAACTTCCAATTCGTCGATAGTTTCGGCGGCGTCGATCAGTTCTTTTAGGCGCTCGACTTCCGGATTAACTTTTATTTCCTCATGGTCAACGTAAGTTACATTTTCGCCGGTTTCGTCGTTAATAACGGCCTGGTCAACCTTCACAGCGGTTTGCATTTCAATAGATAGTATTCCCCACTTTGATAAGGTTGATTTTAAAACCGTCTTTTTTGCCATCGCGTCGAAATCGGTTTTCCAGGGCCCGTTATTATAACTTTTCGAATATCTTTTGCCGTGCTGCATTACCTTTTCAACGGTCCAATAACATGTCTTTTCGAACCCGTTTATCAGCTTAAAATAGGCGGCATAACCAACTATTTTTCCATCCCCGGGAAGATCGAAATTTGCGCTCAGTTTTTCAGTTAATGTATTAAATGATTCGAATTGATTTTCGTAAACTTCTATAACATTTATGTTCAAATATTGGCCGGATCTCTGGGCAAGCTGCACAAGGCCCTTTACGCCTAATTGAAACTGGGCCGCCTTTCCGTAAGGAACGATCCATGCGAAACCCAGATTTTGATTAATCGGTAAATCCAGGGTTGCGGCCAACATTGCGGAGTTATAAACGCTAATTGGATCAGCATTTTTAAGCATCGAGTTATTCGCGGTAATTTGCAAAATTGAGCTTATGAACTGGGTTGATCGCTTCCCTAAAATATCGTTAAATCGGTTTTTAACGGCGGGTTTCTCGAAAAATGTTTTAATAGTATTTTCGATTTTTACAGGTGTTTTGTTTTCCATTTTACAGGGGTTTTAAAAGTTAAAAGTTAAATTTGAATGTAAGGATTTTTGAAGTTATATCGTTGTTTTCGTTTGATTTTTTAATGCTTATTAAACCGGTTTTCACATGTACTTTTAGCACCTGGGCAACGTCGGAAACTTCATGCTTAAATCTAAGTTCAGTTACTTTTTTATCCAGTCTATTAATTTCCTTGCCAACGCCGTAATGATCCCTTAATTCCTTCAGGAAATCCCGGGTTTTAAATTTAACTTTGTGCATGCAATCGGCAAATTTCATTACGCCTGTTATTTCATCCAGGGGTAAAACGGTTTGGAAGTTTGAAATTTCTTCCGGGCGAAAATTGATCTGGATTTCGCCGTTTGGGAGTTGTTGAATTTTCATGGTTTAGGAGTTAAAATGTTTAGTTAAAATAGATTCGAATGATTTAGTTAACTCGATGTTCACGGAGTTAAACGCGTGCACAAAATTGGCCTCGGTTGTCTTTTCGTAAATCCTGAACAGGCCCAACCGGGATTCATGGAAGTAATCTTTTATGATCCTATCGGCGTTCATAGACTTGCTAGAACGAACGTTTATCCCGTACCGGTCCATTATGTTCAACACTTCGATAAATTGCCCGGATAACGCGTTAAAAGCATAATAATTCAGTTCACTGGAATTCGACTTAAAATAAATCCACTGTTTAAAGCTGTTAAAATCCTGCTTGCAGGAATCCGGATCCGTTTTTCTGTTTTTTGCGCGGGCCGTCAAAATGCCGCCAAACATTAAAAGCGCTGTTCCTGTTAGTACGAATAAAGATTTCATATTTTAGGGGTTTAGAAGTTTAGATTATTTTCGCATAACGCCTTCTCGATGGACTGAATTCGCTGCTGGATTAAAAATATTTTGATCTCATGTGGCGCCGAATAATATATTTCGGTTTTTTTGCGCTCGATGTAACTATCGAACAGCTCATTTGCCCGGGCTAAATTCCGGATCTCGCTTTTCAGCTCGCAAATTAATTCTTCCCGGTGGGCCTTTTCCAGTTTCATTTTTTCAGGGGTTTAGATGGATGGATATTAATAACGCGGAACGCGCTCAATGTACCGGATTAAAGCGGCCTTTAATTTTTCGCCCTTAAGGCCCATTTCTACGAATCCGTGAATGATAACGCCGGCGTTACCCTGGTAACGATCCTGCATAACGTTTTTAATCTGGTCTAAAGTGCTGGTTTTAAAATTGCTCATGGTATTTTTTTTAAGGGGTTAAAATATGTTAGATTTTTATTCCGAAGTGCTTGCGCATGTGCTCTAAATCAATCACAATATCACCTTTGGCAACAAGCATAATGTCTAACATGTTGCAAAGATTCTCAACTCTTGGCCCGGTACCTAAAGCCCTGCATTTTTTAATAAATACGCTCAGGTTAATTTTTTCGGATTTCATGGTTTTAAAATTTTAAGGGGTTAGTTTTTTTAGGTGAAGGCGGTTTTACCCGCCCGTTTTTTCAGTTCCAAAGTTCGAAAACAAGATTTTCTATAACCGACATTGGGGCGTTTTCGTCGTAACCATCGTTTATTAATTCCTCAATAACGCTATCGACTAAACCGGCGTAACTCGAGTGTGTAAAACCGTCGTAATTATCTTCGTATTGCTCGAGAGCGTATGAAGGTAATGAATCAGCGTAATCATTAATTGCAAATCTAATTTTTTGAGTAAGTGTCATATTGAGTTTTTTAAGGGGTAAGTGAATCAACCGTTTTGATAAATCAAAGATAGTTTATATCTATCATTCAAAATACAACAAAAAAATATATTTTTTTTCCAGCTCGTATTGTGTTGAATGATAATGCAAAAAAATCGTTTTTAGAAGTAAAAAAGGCCCCGGAAGGTTAGGTAACCAGGGCCAAACGGCGTCCGAAAACGTCGTTTTTTTATCAATCTTCGTCAAACGTCGTTATCCGGACTGCTATAAAAAACAGGGTTAAGGCCGCCGTGAATGATCCAACCAGGAAACCTAACATATAACTTCGAAAAGGTGGTGAACGATGTGCCCTTCGTGCTGGCTCAGGGTTGCAACGAACTTATAATGTAAATCCGGATCCGAATTATTAAACGGGCGCCCGGTGCCAATATCGGCAATTATCCGTATTTCGGTTTCCTTCTGTTCCTGGTCGCATAAAAAGTAAACGGAAATAGTCTGGTCCCGGTCGTTTATTATAGCGCTCAGGAATGTAGATCCACGAAGTACGTTCAAATTCCAACGCTGGTCGTTTTGCGGCAAGCTGTGCTTGATGATAACCTTATTCATATTTTAGATATTTGCCAGGCGTTCGCCTTCGTGAAATATTTATCGTTATACTCCCTGGATTCCAGATTGATCGAAACCCGCAATTTGTCGTTTAACTGAATCCCGTTAAGCAGGTTTATTTTATCCCCGAAAAGATTCACGGCAACCGGCTTCGGATATTGGCCCGCCTGTTCTAATATTATTGTTTGGCTGGTCCACTCCCCGCCGCCGTTTTTTTGCCCGGATTCCATCGGCAAAATTTTGATTAATGTTCCTTCGATTTCCATTTTATTTATTTGTTTTTGGTTTATACTCGTAAACAGGTTTTTCGCCTTTGCCCTTATTTTTTCCGTTATACTTCCGTTTATCGATCAGCGAATCCACTTTATCTAACAGCTCATTATTTAACTTTTGATACTTTGCCAGGATCATTTTCAGATAATCGACGTTTAAAAACTGGTTTTCCATCTGGGCCCGTAAATCCGAAATCGTTTCGGCCTGTTCGCTAATTACGTTATTAAGGTGGGCCCGGTGCCGTTTCAATTCGGCGTTCTCCAGGAATAGGGTTGATTCCATGTTTTTTAGTTTTGAATTTTTGTTTTTTAAATACCTGTTTTGGATCGACTGAACGCCAACCGTAATCGCGGCCCCTGAGTAAATTAAAATATTAATTGCATCCATATTACCGGCGGTTGTTTTTGAGTTTATGCAGCGCTTCAATAATGATCTCAGCGTAATCATTCGAACAGTTACGGAAACCACTTTCGACGTGCGAAATATATTTTCCGCTTTGCAGGCCAACGGCCTTTCCTAATTCATCCTGGGTTATATCTAACTCCCGGCGTAACTTCCTAATTCGCATCCCGTTTTCATTTTTCATATATCGTTATTTTTTCTCATGTCGTAATAGTAATCCGAATCCGGGCCGCCTTCATCTTCGCTGAAATCTTCGAGTTCTATAATTTTTTCCTCGATTTCATTTAAACTTTCGGTCGAAAGTAAATAGGTAATATTACGGCCCTTGTAAATAACTGAACCGAACTCGAATTCTATGGAATCCGGGTGTTCCATCAACCCAGGATAAAATTCACAGCTATAATTAACCGTAATCATTCGGCCCAAAAAAATAATGCTTCTGTTTTTCATTTTTAGAGTTTGTTTTCGTTTTAATTCTCGAGTTATATTTACGTTTAGCGTGCCAACTGGAACGCTGTATTTTTTTGAAATGGATTCCACGGTTTCGGATCCCAGACGCCTAAAATAATAATCAACCGCCTGTTTTAGCTTTTTAAGGTCGTATCTAATAGGATTCATAAAAACGGTCGTAAATTACCCGGGCGTCGATTAAATCGGTTAGGGCCGTTATTAGATGGTCCATTTCGGATTTCTGTTCGCCTGTTAAATAATCGAGCTGCATAAGCTCTAATAACTGGTCCTTATAGTTCTGTATAATCAGAACCAACGTGGTATTTTTATTTTTCATAGGTGCTCAGTTCAATTTATCTTCCGGGGTTGCCTCGATTATCATAAGTATAAAATCCAGGTCCAACGCAAGCATGGATGAAAGTTTATTACAAATTGCAAATATCGTTTCGGGATCCGAAATTCCGTTCCTGAGCATTGATATTTTCGCTTCCGTAACCAGGTCGCAAGCAAATTGCGCCGCCTGGGTGCTTGTCATTTTAGGAGAAATTAATTCCGTCATAAAAAAAGGGGTTAAAAAGGCGGTTATTAGCCGCCTGGATTAATGAATAAAAAATTATTTTACAGGTCGGTTTAGCTGCTTCGCGGCGTAATTAATATGCTTAGACGTCGTTACGCTCCAATAACCTAGCTTAATAACGGCGTCCGGGGTAATCTCAGCAACCCGGGTGTTATAGCTGTAAATAAACTGGTAATCATGTTTTAGATTTTGCGTGTACTTTGCGAATGTTCTCATGTGGTTTTGAATATAGGGGTTTAAAAAAAAGGCGGTTTCCCGCCGGGATTAAAAATTAGTGGTAATAATCGGCAACGATCTCTTTAATAACTGAATCAGGTATAACGCCCCAATATTTGCGGTCAATCAGTTCGGCAATAACATCGTCCTTAAGGCCGGCGTAACTGGCATGAATGTAATCGTAATCGTTTCCGTAAGCTTCGCGCATGCTTGGCGCAATTTTTTTCGTGTAATCTTCGATAATTTTGTCAATCCGTTGTGCTAGTGTCATAATCTGGGGTTTTTCGTTTTTCGTTAGGCAAAGATAGTATAATACTATCATATAAAATACAAAACACTAAAAATATTTTTTCATTTTGTGCTGCAACCCCCGTAAATATTAGAAAAAATTATTTTGCCGAAGCAAGGCCGAAACCCAGGAAAGCACCTAAAGCAACCTTAAACCCGGTTGTCTGGAACCATTTTTTGCGATCCTTAATATATATATTGCTCATTCCCTGCAACTGGACGTTTGGGTTATCTATATGTAACCTAACAACCTGGTCCCGTTTTCCAAACAACCGGTTAAACGGGCCCGTCCTGAGCGTATCACCCAGGGCGTAAGTAAACGCGCCGGTGCTAACTAATGAATCGATTAAAATGTTGCCGTTGGACAAAATTTGTCCATTTATAGTGAACCAGCGTTCACCCTTCGAGAAGGCAACCGGCACCCGAAGGTAATTTACCGAATCGATAAGCTCAGTTTCTGCAACCGGTATTTCGGTTTTTAAAATATACCTGGTTTTAAACTGGATTATTTCTTTAGGCGTCCGGATCTTCATAACCCTAAGCGCAAATATTTCCTGCTCGTTTTTTTTAATTTCGGCGTCGTTAATTTTGATCGTTACGGCCTGGGTATAAATTAAGCTGGAATCCTGCAACCTGGTAACCCGGTAACCCTGAATTTCTGAATCCTGTTTTCTGAGCTCTAAAATATAATCCCGGTTTAAGCTGCATGTTCTAATTAAAATTAGTATTAAAATAATACATGCTATTAAAACAAAATTAATCCCCTTATACATTAGTTCCAGTTATTATTAATAGTTGAATCCAAAATTTAGCGAAATCATTTTTATTGCGAAGGTTATTTTCTAAAACTTTTTTCGCAAAGTTTAAGGGCATTTCCTTTTCCATCACGTAATTAGAAACAACCATTATTAAGCGTTCATCCGCTTCCGCATCTGTTTTCGGTAAAAATGTTTCTACATTCATTTTTAATCAAATTTGCCGTGTTGCTTTTTTAACTAAGTCGTGAATACTTTTATCGAGCTGTTCAACGGATAAATTAACCATTTCGAGCAATTTAATATTTTCTTCATCAGTATTAGTAAAATCCTTCTCAATTAGCATTTTTACTAACCCTGCAATACTGGTTAAAGGTTGCCGTAATTCGTGCGAAAGCATGAAGCGAAAATCTTCCAAAAGTTGTTTTTGTTTTTCGTATTCGTGGCTCGTAATGCTGGTTACATCGGTTATAGGTAACCCAACAAAATGTAATGAATTTAGAATGAAATAAATATTCCAAAGATTCCAACGTAAAGATCCGTTTTTTTGCTTCGTTTTAGCATAAAATCTAATCGGTAACGGCGCCCGGCTTTTAGCTAGATTAACCGAATCAACAAATTCACTCAGGTCGTAATTATCTGAAATGATTTCTGAAATGTTTTTCGGCTTTATGTGGCTGGAATACTCCTTAAACAAATCATTACTTCCAATAATAACCCCGGATTCGTCGGTTACTATGTAAAATAAATCAATCGAGTTAGTTAGAATATATCTTGCGCTCATTTACCTGAAAATAAAGGCGCAAAATAATCTATTAAAAGTTTAATTGTTTATGGTTTTAATGCAAACTTAATTTTGCAAATCATTTCAAACCAGTCGTTAAACGATCTAACCAGGTAAACAGAAGTGCAAGCAAGCATTATCGTTAGCTCAAATCCCAATACAACCCCGTTTAAGCCGTTTTGCGGCGTTATATAATCTTTTTTAGGGTGCATTACTATAAATTCGCCGGCGGTTCGTGTATCGCCTTGTTTTAGATATTTCAATTCATTCAGTTTTAATGTATCGGAAAACCGGATTATATTACCAGGTAATTCGACGTTTAATTTAAGCTCATTCACTTTTTTTTCTACGTAAACCATTTGCCCGGCATCCGAAATATAATATTTATAATTAACATTAAAAACGGGGTTCGTGTAATCCGGATTAAATTCAGTGAATTTGCCCTGGTTGATCGCATTATTATTTTCTTTTACGTGCCTATGTTTATGGATTTTGCATATTTCACCTATTACGCAAACCGGGTCAAGCGTATAAGTTACCAGCGTATCTAAATTATTATTGATCATTTTTAACCCCCCTTTCTTTAGGTTTCCAAACCCACTTTAGCGTAATTACAGCGCCAATAATATAGGCGAATGTTTCTTTGTCTATTTGCTTCAAAAAGAACAGCCAAAACCCCGCAATTATTGCCATCGATCCGACGCAATAATTCCAGTATTCAAATATAATATTCAAAACATTTCGGAGTTTCTTCGGATCAATCATTTCGAACTATTTTAAAAGGTGCATTGCTATTAACATTGCGGCCCAAAAGATCAAAATAGGTTTTATTACTTTTTTTTTTATCCCTGCATTCAAAATAAGCAATATCCGAAACCGTCTGGTTGCCGTTTAAGTCGATTTCCCGAATTGCTAAATAATTAATACCGGCGTCGAAATTATCTGTTTGCACCTGGTAAACGCTCATTGCCGAATTATTTTCAATTTGTGGCTCGATGGTTTCCGCAACGTTCCAGCTAATTAAATCTTTAGAAATAATTAATTCAAATCGATCAGTATTAGCATTAGAACACGTTTTAAATTCGACGTTTAAAAGTTCTTCACTCATAACCGCCGAAAGCCCGCAAAACTCAACCGCTAAAGGCGAAATTATTAACGCGTAAGGACAAAAGTTATCGATCAATTCGGACGAAATCGAGTAACAAATTACAATGCTATCAATCCCGGCGTCGATTAAATTACCGTAACCAATAAAAATACATTCGGAGTTATATTGCCGGATCTCATTAACTACTAAAGGGCTCCCAAACGGGCTGGAATAGCTGAACCGGGCTTGCTGGGTTGCCAGTATTTTTTTAACTTTTACGCAAATAGTGGTATCAGTTATATTAGCTGAAATACATTGCCCGGAATTATTTAATGAATTAAACGATGGAAAGCCCCAAAAGGATTTTACGGCCCTGGTTGAATCGCATTGGGCGTTTACGAAAGTTACTAATATTACTAATATTTTGGAAATGATAAATTTTTTCATATAGCTGTTTACGGGTTTAGCGCATCCAGGTTTATGAAATTTTATCTTTTTAATTACATGAAGTAAAGTTTCGATTCAGCTTTGCGGCGGCGTGTCAACCCGGTTGATCTTTTACCCCCGGAAAGGTTCCATTTAGCGAATTCTAGCGCAATAGATTCATCTTTAGTGTTAATCTTTGCTTTACGAAACAAAGTCGAACCAGCAAGCGCGCCCGGGCCCACATTATAAGCGAAGGAAACCAGGGCGTCAAATTGATTTTGGTTTAGTATAACATTAAAAAATAACCCGTTTACCGAATCTTCATATTTTTTTAGGGTTAATTTAAAAAGTTCTTCGGCGTGCTGCTTATCTTTTAATTTATCCCCTAATTTAACGGCTGTTTTGTCTGGGTAATAAGTTGATCCGTAACCTATCGTTGGAACTCCTGAGCTGCATAAATACGCTTCCAGTCGTAAGCCCTCAAAACTTTTAATTAAATCGATTCCCGTTTGACTAATTTTCATTTAAGTAAAAGTTTAATTCGTTAAAATTATTAAAAGTTATTCCGTTAAAAGTAAATTCATTTAATTGAATTAAATAAGTTCCTGAAACGGTGTTAACGTGTACCGAAATTTCGTCAACATTTTCAACATTAATTAATTCGGAAATAATTAATTCATCTGAATAAATCCGAATTGTTTTATTTTCAATTTCAATATTTCTCATAAACGTTCAATTAAATACATTGAGCCGTAATTCACGTCCGTTGCACTATTGCTTTGAATTGCAAAAACAAAATAGCGGTCTAAAGTCCAATCAATTACCGCATTTGTTAATGAATTATATAAACCGAAATCAGAAGCAACCGCCGCCCCCGCAGATAAAAACATTTCGGTATTATTTGTATTGCTTTTAATTACTAAATGCCTTTGAATTTGATTTGTTAAAAATGAAATTGCGCCTGCATTTGTATAAGTTGCAATTAAAACAGGAGAGCCGCTTAAACTTGCAGCCGAATTAACATAAATTCTTAATGTTTGTGTACCATTTCCCCCCGTTTTTTTTGTTCTATAAAGTAATCTAATTATATCCCCTGAAGCGAATTTATTTGCCGGTATTAATTGTGTATAAACGGCTGTATTTGTAAGACCTGAATAACCCGCGGTGTCTGCTGTATTTTTATAATTTAATGCCTTATTATTAAATATATTAAAATCTGTTGAACTTAAATAACCGCTTTGCGAATAAGTTGCTGCAGAAATTGACAAACTTAAATTCCCGCTTAAAGCCCCGCCGCCGCTTAAAGGCGCATTTGTTGTAATAGTTCTTGCATCTGTTACCGGGGTAAAACCTAAAGCCGTGGAAATTGTTTTATTTTTCCATAATTGCGTCGAACTTTCATAGGTTAAAACTTCATTATTTGCAGGCGAATTTATTAAAACATTATGAAGCTCGTTTAATTCAAACCCGTTTTGAATTTTAAAAACTATTCGCCCTTGATTTGGATGCGATCTTGCGCAATATCCAATAAAAACGGCATGGTCCGGTTGCACTGGAACCGTTGCCGTAATGCCGCCTGCAACCGTTGGTGAAAGCCAAAGCGCGTCCCCGGCCGTGAATGCCGTAGTATTTAAATCGTGCGCGCTGCCAGAAACCCCAACAAAACCATCTGAATTATTAGAAATGTTTGCCGTAATCCAACCAATAGTTTTTGAGCTGGTTGCCTCGGAATTCGCTTGCGCTAAAACCGCGTTTGGCCTGTTCCCGGTCGCCCCGGATAAATAAACAATTTGCCCTTTAGTTAATGTGGCGCCGGTCGAATTACGAACGATAATTTGCACCGTTTCGGCCTTATCAACGCTCCCGTCGTTATCGGTATCGTAAACGCTTTTATACATGTCGCCCCCGCCCAAAGTTTCCAGGGCCCAAACCGCGTTATCGGCCGTCGAATCGCTGCATACATAAACATTTCCATTGTCTAAAACCCAACGTGAACCCGCAACAAATCCCTTAGTAGAATCATCGAATTCGTTTGGAATAGTTGTAAAAGTATATCTAACTTCCCGGATCGTAAAGCCGTCTTGCTGCATGATATAAAGCCGGCCCGCTTCCCATTTTAATTCGTAATCGATTGAGCAAATTTGCGCAACCCCTTTTGCGCCGCCTAATCCCGAATCCGTTGTACCTTTTTTTAACTTTGCTCCGTTATCAAAAGTTAATCCGGCGTCCGTAAAAGCTATATTATTTGTTGTGGAATTACCTTCATCGGTAACTTGCTGCAACGTCCCTACGGTACCGGTTCCACCCGTTCCGTAATCCCCCAAAATAACATTTAATGCTTCAAGGAATTCAGTTCCATTTCTCGGCTCAGTCGATGTTGCGCCGTTTATTAATTCGACTTGATCGTAAACGATTTCGAGACTTGTTTGGTTCTCGAAAATTATTTGAACCGTATCGTCTAAATACAATAGTTTTAAATTGTTTTTTAAAACATCGTAATTATTAGTAAATCCGTTCCGCAAATCGACTATTTCAATTCGACCGCCGGCGTTAGTTATCGTAACGTCCATTTAAAAGTTATTTCGATTAAAAATACTTTTATTTCCACGAACAGCGCCTAAATAAGCCGTCCCCGTATGGTTTATTCTGCCTTTATAATTACAGCTATTTAACCATTCAGGATATAATTCGGAATTATCATTTAAAAAAGTAATTAATCTTTTGGCATATTCTTGCGCCGAACCGCGTGCCGCCTGGATGGTTCTTTGTAATGTAGGTTCCGGAACCAGGTCCGAAAAATCGGTTTTTTTAGATACAACCCCGTAAGCGGTTATTGTGGTTTGATTTTGTGAAAGTAATCTAGCATAGGCCGAATAACATAGAAACCCGGCGTAATGTTCTTTCAGCTCAGGGTAAAAAAATGTTGCGGGGAAAGTTGGCGGCGTTACTTCGGTAAAAAGTTTCAAATATAAATCTTTTCCCAAAAGTTCGTATAAATCCAATTCCTGAGCTTCGATAATATACGGATCAAGGCGGGAATCCGGTACATTATCAGAAATCGCCCTAAATAATTGAATGTCCGAAATCGTAATTAATTTAACCGTTTGCATCTTTTCTAAAAGGATTTAAAATTTGTTCAATTTGATCGCTCCCCAAAACAGGAAACGAAGCACCAATAATTGCGCGCCCGGTTTCTAACGGGTAAATCCCGCTGGCAACGTTCGTCAATATATCGGTCAATAAGTTAATCTGAACCCGGTTTAAGGCGTTTTGCGGAACTTTAACTTCCTTTTCGGCGCTCATTGCCGGATTATTATTATCGTTCGGCAAAACGGCTGTATTAGAGTTTGTGCCCGTGTTTAATTCCAGCGGTAAAATATTAACCGGTTTACCTATTAATCTGGTAAACTGTTCTTCAAAAACGATCCGGTCCGGTTCGGTTTCTGAGTTATAAATTATATACGCTTCGATTAATTCAGAACTGGTTGCCAAGCTCCCAGGTTGCAGAACGCCCGCTAAAATATTCGGGATTGCAAAACATTTTACGATTGATTGCTCAACGCTTTTCTCATGGTATTCAAAACGATTATCAACCCCGGAACCGGCGTTAAAAGGCGTAAATGTTGGCGCTGTTTGTCCCGGCTCAACCTCAACGTACATTATGTTCCCGGCGCCGTCGGCACCCTGGAATTCTGTTAAAACTTTTTGCTTTTCAAATCGAGCGTTTTCAGATTCAGAAACCCCGTAATCTATATACATTCCTGAGCTGGTAAAAGACGTCCGAATATTTTTATTTTTATATAATTTCGCCTGGTAATCGGTCTCAATATCTTCCGCAACCGGATCAGCTAAACTAACCGGATAAGCCGAATAACCGGCCTGTGAATACCAAAGCACTTGGCCCGGATATTTAGTAACCTTTTCAGCGTAATTAGATCCTTCCAGTTCGTTAATTTCTTCGATAACTTTCGAAGGGTTAAAACGATTTAAATAAATAATATCGGCCCTGTTAAACTTGCTAGTTTGGCTGCTTCCATCCCAGTTATTATAATATGCAATTTGCCCGTTTAGCGCAATCCGGGTATCTTGAAACGGCATGTAATTACGCTCGATAATTTGCCCTAATCCGTTATACTTTACGTGCACTGCAAAGCCGTATAACGCCGCGTAATCATTTGCGCAAAGATTCAGTAATTTATCCATCGTAACCCCGTTTTTATTCGTGATGGATTTATAAATTAATGGATCCGAAAAGCCGCGCCCAACGATAAACCTTTTAAAACGATTTACGCAACGTGTGGCAACCCCGGAACAGGCAATTAGATCAACCATTCGTTGCGGGTAACTGTTATCCGAATCCCAACCTAATATTTTTTCCTGTTTTAACGATGTTATTATTAACCGCTTATTTGTTCGCGGGATCGTAATTCGGCTTCCGTGTTCCATTTCGAATTAATATTTTAATTAACTGTTTTTTTTGAATAACGCCCGCCCTTTTTTTTAGTAATTTTTGCCAGTTTGGGCGCCTGGAATTCGATGGAATCTATTTTAGATTCATCGGTAAGCTCAGGTAAAGTTTCTAATACCGGTTCTTTTGTTTTCGGCTTTTCGATCAACTGGAAAAACTTTGAAAATTGCGGGTTGATTTTTAAAATCGCATCAATTTTTTCATCCGTTGCGTTTTCCGGCGTTATTGTATCCGGGCTGCCAAACATGCGAAAACGGCTCGTAAGCATTTTATATTTCTTTAAATTTCCCATTACTTTTTTATTTAATTGTTTAATTTCAGATTTCAAATTTACTGAATTATCCCAACCTTCGCCCGAAGTCGAAATTTTCTTTAGTTCGAAGTAAGCATCAACCGCGCATTGAAAACAACGTGCGCCCCGCGGTTCGCGCCCTGTAACCGCTTTATAAATTACAAAAACCCTTTGCATTGCACCGGGTTTCCTCGAATGCAGCAAAGGGCTTTTTAATTCATCCAGCTCGTTTTTTAGCTGGCTTAAAATCATACAGTCAATAAACTTTCTACAAATGCCTTTGTTGTTGCGTAATCCGTATCGAATAACGTAGCTGGCAAATAAGGTTCTTTTATCTGTTCTGAGCTGCTTAGAGTTATATTATAGGCGCCCTGGGTTTCCTGGTCGTTTACAATACGCTCTAAAACGCTAATAGTTAAACCGGATCTCAACCCGTAAATCTCGAAAGGCACTTCGCCCGTTGATCCTTTATAATTGTTTTCTACAATCGCAACAACTTTTACGTTTGTCATGTACTCTAATTGCTGCTTAATATCGCTTGCGTTATCGAATACCTTAAACATACATTCGTGATTAAATGTATTAGAATAACGCGCTTTTACCAATGTTGATTTTGGATCAATCGAGTTATTTTTACCTTCAAATCTGTAAAGAAAAGCACCCGCCGTAAGCGTAAAACTTTCGATCAAGTTTGGGTTCGCTAAATCTTCTACAATCGTTGCTATATCAGAAAAATTTACAAGATATAACATATCTTTTACGCCCGCCGAAATTGGCTTGGTGCAATCAAGAAAAACATCGGCATTAATACCGGGACAAGTTACCGTTGGCATAATATTTTTTTTTATTTAATTAGTGAATAAAAAGCGGGGAAAAGTTAATTTCCCCGCGAATTAATTAATAAGCTACCTGGATTAAATAATCTTGCAGCAACTTCGCGTCAACACGGTATTTGCCCTTAAAATTATTTAATTCGGTATCTTCGGAATAATAAACTTTAAAACTTTCCGCATCCGCAAGTTTATCGCTTCCAACCGCTAAATTCATTTTAGTAGTTAATAACGCTCTGTGCGGTAAATCGTAAGTAGTTCCGTTATCGAAATCCGCCTGAATTGTACGGTCCCAAAAATCCATCCCGTAAACTGTAACATTTCTGTAACGTAATGTCGAATAACCGTTTTCAATGCGAATAAAAGAAGCATCAACCCCTTGCGTTTCCAGGTATGCAGCGTAATTTTCTAGCAACGTAGTTGTGCAAATGATAATTTTATCCGGTGCACTTTTTAAACGTGAATCCGCTTTTGCCATTAACCCTTGAAAAGTTAAAAACGCTTTGTTTGCAGCTAAATTTAATTGAGCCGTTTTATTCGCGCCCGCGTTTTCTGAAATTGCAACTTTGCGGGAAGCATCGCCAGCAACAACCGCAAAAATTTGTTTCCACAAACCATCGATAATTGTATAATCAGTCAAAGAAACGCCGTTCTTAATTACGCCGCCGTCAACAACATTTTCCGCGTCCTTATCATTAAACCAAATGATACGTAATAGATCTTCCTGGGCCGCGGCCGTCATGCGTTCAACAACAAAACTCGCAATAGTTGTTCCGGTTACGTCTGAACGATCCATTCCAAGTTTCTGAGCATAAACCCAGAAGGAATTTAATAAATCTTCAGCGCATAACTGCAACCAGATTTTTAAATTTTCTGGTTCCCAGAACTTTTCAGTCATTGGAATATTATTCGCGCTAACGCCCGAACCGCAACCAGCATCTTTTTTAGTAATTTTTGATAATGTTCCTAAAAATGGAATTTGTTTTTTAGTAACAATCCCGTCGTAAACGGTCATTAAATCAGCAACCGCCGGATTTTCGAAAATACTTTCGATAACTGCTTCGCCAATATCTTTTGCCTCTTGCCCGTTGAAGGTCAAATCTGAAGGATCTAAAATCATTTTTTTATTTATTAAAAGTTAATTAAAATTGAATTAGTTTTTTGCTCGTTGGTTCGGCTTAATCTGTGATTTATCGAACGAAGAAACCGCCTTTGTTTTTGCAGCACCTTCCGCGCGGCCTGGACCGGTTTGAACCGTTCTTTGTGCCTTTGCGCTTGGCGTAAATTCGCCTGTGATGGAAGATAAATTTGCAATAATCGGTTGTACTTCTGCAAGTGCATTTTCAAGCTCAGTAATTCGGGCTTGCATTTCCTCAATCGATTGCGCTGCAACCGGATTAATTTCAGTAACAACGCCCCCAACAGTAACGATAACCGTTCCGTTTTCAAGCGTGTGCGTGCCGTCCGGAGCTGGTTCCCCTGTTTCGGTAATATAAACTTCATCCCCAACAGCCGGTTCGGCCGCTTCGGTTGAAATAAATATTGCGGTTCCATCTTCTAAAACTGCATCAAGATTTTTAACCGGTTCGCCGGATAACGCTTTTAACGCTCTTTTTGCGATCGCTTTAAAGTTTTGTAAATTAAAGTTTGGCTTGTTCATTTTTGGATTAATTAAATTATTATTTAAATTGTTTTCTTTATACAGGGCAACCGCCTTCATTGTATCAATAACCTCGGTCGCAAAACCCATTTTAACCGCTTCACCGGCCGTATAATAGGTTTCTACTTTCATCCAGTTTAAAATTTCAGCAATTTCGATCCCAATTTTTTTGGAATAAAATTTCGCTAACATTTTTTCTTCTTCTTTCAGCATGCTAGCATATTTTTGCATGCTTGCCGCGTCCCCTTCATTAGCGCCCCAAGGGTTATGAATCATAAATTCGGAGTTACTGGTAATTTTACGTACCGGTGCCGCTAAAAAAATAACCGTTGCGATCGATTTACATTCACCTTCCGCAATAGTTTCCAGATTAAAACCAATTTGTTTCGCCTGGGAAACCAGGTAATCGTAAATCGCATAACCTTCGGAAACAAAACCGCCGGGCGAATGTATGTGGGCCGTAACCGTTTCGCCTGAATGTACTTGGCCCAACTGCTCGATAACGCTTTTCAGGAAAACGTCCTGGCCAATAACGCCGTAAAGGTAAATGTGGTGGTTCATTCGTCAAATGTATTTAGATAGTTAAATTAAAAGTTTATCATTTTAGTTGTAAATCATTTTTCTTCGATCCATTTAAGCGCCCGGTAAATTGTCTGGATTCCGCAATTATACTTTGCCGCCGCGTTATAAATCGCATCCATCCGGGTTTGGCCTATCTTCTGGAATGTATGGACGTCGAAATAAATGTTTCGATATTTTATTGCAAAAGGTTCTATTAATCCAGCTTTATATAGCGAAATTATTTCGCCCGTTTCACTCAGTCGTTTAATGATCTCTAAGCGGGTTTCTTTTTTAAATGGTTCCATTAACTCTAACTTCGGTATAATCGGATTGTTTTTTATTTATATCGGTTACGGTTACGATAGGAGAAATGCCCGTGATTGCCGAAATAAGGCGCTCAGTCGAATCATTGGCCGCCGTTGGAACATTTGCCCCGCCGAAATTAATAACGCCCGTAGCGAAGCGGTTTCGCGTGTTTAGATATTCGAGTAAACCAGGATAATTTGTTTGTGCGAAGGCGGTGCCCCCGGCCGTAATTACACTTTCGCCCCTGGAAAGGCGTGCCGGGATGGAATCGCTCGTTTCGGTTCCAGGTCCATTTAGGCCCACAACCCCCCGGGCGAATCCAGGTGCCGCCGGCGGTTTCTGAGATTGTATTGCCGCAATTTGTGCCGCCGTTGCAATACCGGTCGTAACGGCCGCGATCGCGCCCCCTATTGGCCCAAGTTGAGCGAAACCCTGAACGATCGCTTGCGCGGCACCTATTAGCGCCTGAACGATCGAAAACGCCTTTTGAGTTTCAAACTCTTTTTTCTGAATTTCGTACTTTTCTTTCGCGGCTTTTTTCTCAACGTCTTTTATCCTTTGGGCCTTCTGTTCCTCGCTTAACGATGAATTATTTATCGCTTCTATTTCAGCTTGCGAAGCTTTATCGATGTTGTTTAACTGGGTTTCGAACCTCAGGGCCGCAATTTCTTGAACGCCTGAGATCGCATTACCTATTTCGGTTAGCGCCTTATCGGCGTCGGCAACCTGTTCATCCGAAAGGCCTAAACTCTGCCCGAATGTTTGTTGATCCGGTTTTATTTCGGTCCCCTCTTTACGGGCCTTGGCAAGCGCCTGTTCTATTGCGGTTATACCCTGTAATTCTTCGGCGGTTATAATTCCATCGGCCCCTAAAAATTGTTTTGTTAACGCTAACTGTTTTTCTAAACTGGCAATCTGAATATCTAATTTCGCTTGCTGTTTTTCCGATTCGGTTTTACCGGTTAAATCAACGGCGTCTTGATCTAATTTTAATTGCGCATTTATAGCAGCAATTTGTTTGTTAAATTCTTCGGCCGTGTAACCGTCTTTTATTTTTTGAATTTCGGCCTGTTTTATTTTTTCAATTTGCACCTCGGTTGCACCCTGTTTTATTAATGCAGCTTCCCGGGCCGCAAATGAATTTTCAAACAGCGCTAACCGGTTATTTAATGAATCCTGCTCGATGGATAATAACGCCGCCTGGACGTTAAGCTCGTTATCTTTTCGTGTCTGTTCCTTTTCATCTTCTGTTTTCTTAAAATCGGCATCGAATTTAGCTAATGCCGTTTTTTTACTTTCCTCGATTGCTTCACGTAATTTAATTTCTTTTGCGCCGTCCCCTTTTAATACGGCGGCCTTATCGTCAAAACTTTTAGCTAACTTTTCACGGGCGCTTAAATTGAATTCGGTATCCAGGTTTTTTAGATCTTCATTATATTTTTTTCGAGCTGCAACGGCATCGGCCGCGGCTTTTTTATTATCTTCTCTAATTTTATCATTTTTTTCGGTTTCTTTTGCGATCTCTTTAGCAGCGGTTTCGGTTTTAGAATCTAATACTTTTCCTTGCAAATCCTGGATTTCCCGGCTCAATGCAATCTGGTCCTTGGCGCTTGCCTTTGCCGCAACCGCTAATTTTAACTGGGCTTCTAATTGCAGGATCAATTTATTAGTCGATTCCTCGAAACTTTTCGCCTTCGCCTTTTCGAGTTCTACGGTTGATTTACCGGCCGCTGCTACTAATTTTATTTCGCGGTCGTAAGTAGCTCCAACGATGGTCGAATAACGGTCGTATGCGTCCCGGGCGAAGTTGATCGCATCGGCTTGCTTTTTATACTGTTCCGCGGCCGCGCTTGCCGCGCGTTCCTGTTCCGTAGTTAATCCAAGAAAATCGGTTATCGAATTTTTAATATCGTCGAAATAAACAATTAATGCAATTATTCCCGCAATTAATGCCGAAACCCCTAATGTTGCAATCGCCCAAGCAGCACCGGACGCAACCCCGAACGCGGTTGTTATCCCGGTTAATACAGTCGTTCCAAAAGCTAATATTGCGTTTCCTGCAATTAAGCTCTTTTGCGAGATCATTGCGAAGGTATCTATAATTGCGCCCTTTTCTTTTACGATGTTCGCTATTTGCTGCCCTATTGCTAACGATTTAACGCTTGCCGCCATCGCTTCCGTAACGTTTTTGTTTTCCCCGAATGCCAGGGTAACTAACTGGGAAGCCGAAGCCGCGGCACCGGCCGTTGCGATCGTATCTTCGAACGTCCTTTTAGCTGGATTTTTAGGTTCTTTATTACCAAATTCATCTAACTTTCCTTCGAGCTGGCCAATGGATAACCCTAAATTATCGGCCTGGTCCTTAGCTTCCTTGAATTCCAGGGAATTTACATCGGTTGTTTGAATGATCTTTTGAAGGTCCGAAAGCCGGGTTCGCATCCCCTCTAAAGTATTCCCGTAATTACCTACATTTTGCGTCCCAACACTAATGCCGGCGTTAAAATCCAAGATACCTTTTTTGGCGTTATCTACCTGTTTACGGGCTTCAAAATACGCGTCGGTTACCTGGAATGTTCCATCGGCATTTTTTTGCATTGTGCCGGTTAGGTTTTTCAACTCAACTTCCGCTAATTGAAAGTTACGTAAAAGTTGTTCATAACTCCCCTCGTTAGCTTTTAGCGCTTGCGCATTAACTAAAAGTTGCCGTTCGTTATTAGCTATTTCTTTTGTCAGGAATTTTATTTCCGTAGCTGTTTTTACGTATTGCTCAGTAACCTGTTTTTCTTCGGCTAAAAGTTCTGAATTTTGCTGTTTTAATCCGGCAACCTGGTTCTTTAAATCGGCCGTTTTTTTAATTACGTCCTCAGCTTTAAATTGAATATCTAATATTAAAGTTTGCGTTTCAGCCATTTTTTTAAATGTTTTTAATTATCCAATTCGTAATAGTTCAACCGAAGTCGATTCGCTCGAGCTCGTAAAATCTTTAATTTCCTGGACGTAATAATAACCAGATGGATTTTCTAAATATACCGGGATCGAAAAATCGAATTCTTGAATATCGAATTCAGTTAATCGAAAGTTTAATTCTACTTTTAAAATGTTATTAGTTAATCCTTCGAACAGGTTTTTATAGAATGTTTCATATAAATATTGCCACTCTAAATTAAACGTCTGGAAACTTTGAAATTCAAATCCTAAAAACGGTATATTGCCGTTAATAATGGTAATATTTTCATTAAATGAAATGTATTTAATTTGAGTATTTTTTCTAAATAAAAATGCAATCCGGGCCTTACCGCTGAACTTCATCCTATCAGTATAAACTATGCTGGAACTAATAGAAACCGAAGAATCGTAATTATCTAAAAAAATAGTATTAAAATCTTTTTGCTGTATTTGCTGTAATCTGGAATAATTAAATTCAGATTTAATATAATCGACGTCTTTCGGTAAACTCTCATTTAATATATTAATTGAATAATCAAATGTCGGATCCGGCAAATATCTGAAATTGTTTTTTTGGCCGTATCCATCAACCTTAAACGTGTAAATAGGATCGTTAGCTAAATCGATTTTATTTTGCCATTCTTTTGCAATGATTTTGGCAGCATTAATTTCATTAAATGTTACTAATCTAATCTGTTTGTCGTATTCATTAACGATAGGTATTATGCCGAATAAATTAGATATTTCTTTTACGAATTTAGCGCACGTCCAAGCAGGTAAATTTTCCTGAATATTAAATAACCGGTTATAATGAGATTTAAACGCGTTCGTGATTTTTGAAGCACTGAGCTTTAAATATATTATTTCAAAATTCGTTTGCGTCGTGGCAACATTGCCCTTAAATACTTGAACTTCCGCGTAAACACTATTTATTTCAGATGAACCGCTAATACTCGGGTTCGGGGTATTTTGCATGAAGGCATCGTAAATAACATTTAACTTTATTTGCCCGTTAAAAGATCCGGCCGTTGTCGATGAAATAACCGTTTCCCCTAGTACCGAAGTTACCTGGTTTAATGTCTGGTAAACAATTATTTTAAACGCCCCGTAAACTAATAAACCAGGTGCCGCGGGTTGTAAATCGGCTTGAAAATCTAATGTAAATTCGTATTGCCCTGGAATCTGTAAAAAATATCCCTCATTTAAACGCGCAACCCCCCATTTATCAGTAAATGCGCTTCCATCTAGCTTTTTTACAGCTAACCAGTCGGTAAAAAATGTTGTAGGTAACCAGGTTTGGCCGCCTGTTAGATCAACCGGTACATTCATAATTAAAGAACATTGTAGTTCCTCAATATTTCGGGTGCCAGTTTTACAGCTAATTGCAGGAATTAATAAACTTTCAAAATAACTTTCATTATAAATACTTCCGGTAAAAGTATATCCAAAAGTTTCGCCTATTTTTTCGAATATATATTTAACAAAAACAGATGGAACAATTCCGAAAGTATTTAATCTTGTAGTTATTTGAGATTGAACCCCTGAATCATGCAAGGCGTAAACGTAGCCGTCCGGGTAAGTATTTGAAATCGAACTAATCATTGTGCTCATGGTCCATTTATGGTCCAATGCGCTCATGTCTAATTCACGCAAAAATGTTTGTTTAATTAAATCAAAAAATGTTGCGTTATCTGAATTAATTAATAGTTCAATCCGGTCGCCTAAACTTTCAAAAGTAAATTGCGCGGCATTCATTATCTCAATTCCGTTCGCTAAAACGGAACCGGTTTGTTTAATATATTTTTTTGTCGAATCGTCGCTCCCTTGAACCATCCCTATTGCAGCTAAGTTATTTGCCGTCGATGGTATATTAAGCTTGTTGGTGAAGCTCGATTGACGTTCCAGCGTTCCAATGTTCGCAATGCGCCTTGTTGTAGAAATCACGGTCCCCGAATCTAAATCTAAATTCGTGTCGCCTATTTTAATATTTTGATTCATTACGCAAATTGATTAAAATATTTCGGCTTAATAAAAGTTAATTCGACGTTATAATAGTTCTCCTTAGTCGATCTAATATTGAACGTCCCCGGCTCAACTATAACTCCAATCCATTTTGAAATATTTTCATTATACCAATAAATCTTCGGGCTTGTTGGTAAAACTTTCAATCCTTCCGCTTCGTCTTTTGTTAGCGTATCGCTGCCAACCTGGACGGCCGGCGTAACATTTTTAAAAGTAACATTTTCATAATCTGAAATCGCCGAAATAGAATCGAAATAACTTTCATAATTGTCCCCGTTTTCGACTTTTAGCGCCTCATAAATTTTGTGCTCAAACAGCCAATAATCCCAACCGCCTAATGTATTTATCCATCTTACGTAAAAAGTCTCGCAGGATTGCTCTATTAGGCGTTTAACGTTAATTGTGATAGGTGCGAAAGCATCCAAAAACAAACCGGTTTCGCCGCGCCCAAATCTAATTTCAATTTTCTTTGAAACTTGAAGATAATATGAAATTAACGGATCGCTTAATATCAATGCAATATTTAATTTTGCTAAACCGATAAATGGACCTGTAACAAACGGCTGTGTTAAATGAGTAGTAACCGAACCGTCGTACCACGTAAAAGTTAATCTAACAAAATAACCTTCATAGTCATACATCGTTTCATTCCCTAAAAAAGAAAGGGTAAAAGGAAATCCGTAAAAGTAAACCGGGTTTTTAAATTGTGTAATCCATTGCGGCATTAATTCAGGATAAACCAACGTGCCCTCGGTATTTCCGTAATATTTGTCGTAATATCCGTTTAACGGATCTCCAATTTGAAACGCGCCAGCAATGCAAGTATTAACATTTCCGCCCGGCGGAAAACTATTTGAACTTCCAATCCATTTTTCTAAAATTGAAAAGTAAAAACCGATTGAAAGATTTTCTTCGTTTGTTAGAATATCCGTATCAAATTCCGGTTCTGTAAAGTTTAAATTTAAAAAACTCCGTAAAGCTCCTGAAATTTCTGCTCGAATTCTACCGAATTTATCTGGGGTAAATCGTAAATCTCTGTAAACTGAATTTGTTCGGTTTTCTGTAATCCTTAAAACAGCATAAAAGTTTAGTCTGGATTCCAGATTAAATTTAATATTCGGTGTTGGAAAACCCGGAATATAACTCCATTGTAAATGCACAATAGTTCCAACTATGGAATAAATATTTATTCTTGGATACCAATTCGGAATGCCGTCAAAATAAATAACTTGAATGAATGTATTTACTACAAATTCCCCTACATTTTCGCCCGCATCAAAAACGTAAGTATCTTGTTCCGTATCTACGCTTAAATTAACACTAAAATCCGTTCGTTGCATTGTAATTACAACCGGATTAAATGCAGCCACAACCGTAACATCCATTTCAACATTTAATCCCACATTAGGCGGTAAAACAACAAACCGCGTAAAAGTTGCGGGATACATAACAAATAACATTGTATCAATTGTAACGTCATTTCCGTTTATATTAATTATTTCAGTTTCAATATAATTGTTAACCGAAAACAAAACAAAAACTTTATCCCCTACATTTAATAAACCGGCATCGTCATAATTAAATTGAAAATATGCTAGATTAAATGTTGATCGAATAAAACCAACAGACGTTCTAATTCCTTGTTGGTATTTTTTTGATTTAATATTTTGATCAATTATTGTTGCCATATTTCCGTTTTTACGCTTTTAACATAATCCAAAATTAATCTTTTACTTAATGCCTCAATTCTCCCGTCGTTGATAACCGAATTAATTATGCCGGTTGGCTTGCTCATTTTTTTATAATTCTGCTCAGTTCTGTGAAGCAAATCCCCTTTTTGATGGATCTTCCTTGCGATAATAAACGCTAATGATTTTTTCGAAATTTTATCTTTTGGAATGATCCCTTTTAGATCAATCCATTTTAGGATTATTTTTTTTAAACTTCCGTCCCCGCTTGCGCTGGTTGGTTTACGCCCGTATTCAAGGCCGAAAATAAATTTCCTTCCGTAAAGTTTATAGGAATCAAGCGTTATTTTTGATTCTAAACTATCTTTTGTTTTACCGCTTGCCGTTGTCCCGGCCGCATCCAGGGAAGCCCGAAGGTCCTGAATTAACTTTTTATCGAATTCATCTAATGTTTTTTTATCGATCGACAAGCTCATTTTAAGCGGTTCTAATGGTTAAACAGTTGTATAACGTCCATTGCATTGAATCCGGGTTAATGATCGTTACAGAACGGGTACCGGTCAAGGCGGCATTATCTACGGTTATATTTAATAAAATATCCGTATCCGAATTGAACTGAATTAGATTAATTGTAATTAATTCCCCGTTAATTATAACGTTCGCGCCGTCAACGAACCCGCTTCCTAAAATATGAAATTCGGTCGTTTCGCCCTGAATGAATGTATCACTACTAACCGAGCTAATTACAGGATCCGAATAATAGAACGGTGCTTGCGGGCAATATGCTTCCTCAGGTTTTAATTTTACCTGGAATTGCAAAACGATCCCGGTTAGGTTTTGATCAAGGAAGTTAAACACGTCGTTTAAGCTAACTTCATCGACGTCTTGAACCTCTGGGTGCGAAATGAGATTAATTATAAACTGGTTAGCTATTTGACGCCTTATTTCGCTTATCTGGTTGTGCTGTTCCTGGGTGAACTCAGGTTGCGACTTATCGCAAAACAAAATTATAGGCGAATATTTTTCACGAACCTGGGCGAATCTGGAATCCCGGATAAACTTAAAATCAATCGGTTGGTCCATGAATACACAAGGCAAACTAACGTTATCGGCCTGCACGTTCTGTAACCACTTTGGGCCGCTGTAAAATAATCCGGCGCCCATTATAGGGTTAGAACAGGATTTTAATATTTCAATTATTCTCATTTTATTTTTTGTGTTTACGTTCGTTTTCCTGCATGATTAATTTTTCGTAACGCTGGTTAAACTTTTTTAATTCGGATCGCATTTTAAAAGTTAAATTAACCTCATACACCGATAAATCTAAAACAGCGCTAAACATTAACGGGTTGCCTTCTGAGAGCGAATAAACCGTGCTGAATTTACCAAACTTTTCCAGCTGCTGAATTCCAGCTCGGGTTTCGAGCTCGGAATAACCTTCATTGCTTCCCGTTGTTTTTGTACTGAATGTTGCAATTTGTTCAAAAAAAAAGCTGAAACCGGATAAGCAATGTAAACAGGCATGTTCATAACATCGTTATTTGCAATGTTTTCTATTTCTTTTCGAGCTTCAATTTCCCGGTCCTTAAACTTGCCTTTGTAGATCAACGCCGCAATCATTAGTGGAATCTTTTCGCAAAAGTTTGTTTGATCATTTGAGATTGTTTTCTCGAAAATCTCCATGCAACCGTAACTCATGTTACCCGGATCGATGGAAGTTTTGTAAATATTACCGCCGCAAGTAAATTCAGAAGGCGTTGCCCAATCTTCCTTATCCAATTTTGTTTCCAGAATAAAATTGTATGCAGGCGCCGCAATTTTCGTAATGATTTCGTAAGGTAAATCCATTAATTCGGACTTCTCTAACGTCGAAACTATGCTTGCCAGGGTAACTAAATCCTTATCATTATTACCGGTCGCCCACTGCAATAAATCGATCGTTTGCCCAACGGTTAGATCTTCCCAGGATCCCGCAATTAAAAATGTTTTTCCGTTTAATTCGAATGGTAAATTCATATTTTTTTATCTTTTGCCAGGTGTTGTAATGATTGAATCTTTTGTTTTTCTGCCAAGCAAACCAGTTACGCCGTAACGTATTGCGTCTAAAGCATGGTTAAAACGATCAACCGGTTTGTTAATACTTTTGCCTAATGAATCTGTTTGCCAAATGTAATTCTTTATTTCTTTTTGAATGTTAGGACTTCGAATTACATAAACAGGATATTGTTTAACTTTTTGGATCCCCTGAATAATGGAATCCGGTCCCTTTAAAATTGGCTGGATATTAAACCCGGTAATTAATATTTCCCGGATCGATTTTGGTTCGGCCGAATCGGCAAAAATTGTATCGTTTCTTTTAATGCCTGCTTCGCTCATTCGCTTGCAAATTTCCGGATTTGTTAAACCATAATCGTAAATAAGCTCCTGGACGTAAATTGCGCCCTCTGACAACCTAATGTGAACTAACGCGGTTGGATCGTTCGTAAAACCGAAATCCAGGGCGTAACATTCCATTTTAAAATTAGCTGGCATTGCCTCGAATGATTTCCAGTTATTATAAACTTTACCCCTTTTACCGCCGCCCCAAAATCCGTAAACATCGGAACGGGCCGCTTCCGGATCTTCGATAATCATTCTTTCCAGAACTTTTATGTAATCTGGGTGCAAATTTTTATAGTTATCTTTATAGGTGGCATGAATTAGCAAAGTATCTTCCGGCCTAACCTTATCATGAAATTCAGATTTTAAAAAACAATCTTCGTTATCCGTGTTATAGGTGAATATTATTTCCAGTTCGGCGCCCTTCATCGATCGTAAACTTTTATCCAATTTATCGAAATCATCTTTGCCGACTTCATCGGCTTCCTCAATCCAGACAAACGTTGCTTCGGTTATCGACTTCATTTTAGCGGTCGAATTACCGGACGCGGCCCGAAACCCCTTTGCGAAGATCCGGTTACCGGTTCCCAGGTGGGTAATTTGCATTGTGTTTTCCAGTATATGAAAATCATTCTGCAATTTTTTTTCCTCGATAATATCAACAATTTGCTGGAATGAGCTTCCGCGAATATCGGCGTAATGTTGCCGGGCTAAAATGCCGCGAAAATACTCAGGCGAATATAACTTGGTTATAGCGTATTGCGCAACCTCAAACGAACGTCCGGCACCCCGGCCCCCGAATAAGTGCTTATATCGCTTCTTTTGCTTGTATAAATCGACGTATGCCGAATTAACGCTTAGCTGTTTCATCCATGTTCGTAAAAATAACGCGCAATGGTTCCCCGTCCTTGCCGGCGTGCTCGAACTTCTGGGTTACAGTTCCCCAACCCCGGTTTAATAAAACTTCCGAAGCGCGAATATCCCCTTTAGTTGCCTTGGCTCTTAATGCGATCAAAATTGCCTTGGCAGCGCAAACGCCGTCCTTTTCTTCGCTTAAAACTTCTGCTAATAGTGTATCTAATTCAGGCAATTTTGGCGGGCGCCCGTTCGGGTTTCCGCTGGTCCCCTTTTCGAAGGGTTTTGCGCCTTCCGGGGTTTCTCCTTTTTTGAACGGCATAATCGATTTTATTTGTGTTTTATTTCTGTTAATTATTCGTTGCTGCAAAAAATATACGTGTTAGGCGGGTAAAATGGATACGTTTCTAAATGCAGCGGAATCGTTCTGGAACTTTTAACTAATTTAAACAATGTTTTTAACTTTTCGATAACTGTAACATAGGTGCTAATTTTATTATCCATGTCGAAGGAATATTCGAAAACCATTTTTTTAATATTTAAATTGTTTTCCAGCTCATTAATAATTGGGATTTCAGCGCCCTCAATATTCATTTTGATACAATTATAACCGTCCTTAATCAGTGAATTAAACCCGGCGGCCGTTACGCTGGTTACGGTTATGTTTTTCTTTTTACTGCTATTTAGATAATTGCCGTAAAGCGTGTGGCGCCTGAACGAAGCCGGGTTAGTAGATTCATAAAAGTTTAATGTTTTGCCGTCTTGGCTTTGCGGAACAACCGCCGCTTTAATGATCTCGATTTTATCGGTAACATTATTTAATTCGGCATTTATCCGGATCATTTCACAATTATCAATTTGCGGTTCGTATGCTCTAACCTTGCAACCTTTTACAGCTGCATAACAAGCAAACGCCCCAATGTTAGCTCCCAGGTCCAACCACTTTTCGCCCTCGTTGATCGTAAACGGTAACATCGGTTTTTGATATGCTTTTCTAACCCAAGTTTCATCAATACTTTTTTGGTCGCTGGATCCATCACGTAAGGCGAATTTACCGGCTGTTTTCGTGTTCTTTGGAATGTAGATTGTTTTATTCATTATTTAGGTTTTTAAGGTGCTTTTTATATCCGGTTAGCAAGTTTGGATCGCTTCGCCAACGGGATTCGATTTCGTTCCGGATTTCTTTTATTCGTTCTAATTCTAATTCGTACGGGTAACAATTTTTCATGGTTGCCAGACTGTAAAAAACGCAAGAACTCCGGAACCCGTTTTCCTCGATTTGTTTTATAGGTGTAACGCCGTGAATGATCGCTTGCCCGTCAAATAAAATTAGCGCGCCGTCGCCCTGTTCGAATCCAATATTATATTCAGGGCAAATTAAATTACCGCCAATAATACCTTCTTTAATGATCAAAACATTTGAGTAAACATTTTTGAAATTACCCGTGTCCCGGTGGTATTTAATAGCATGGTTTACATTAATGTTAATCGTTGTAAAAGGGGTATTTTTAATTAAATATTCCTTTTCAACATTTTCATCAATGATCTTTAAATTCATTTCGTATTGCTCAGGTAAAAGTTCCTTATAGATTTCATTAATTATTAAGCTGAAATCCATTACGGCGGCCGAAGATTTTTTTTGATTTTTTGTATCGGCGGTTATCCTGCAATAATTATTTCTATTCGGCACCCTGGGCAACGATCCGAAAATTGCTGCTTGGGAAGCTATCCCGTTGCTTCTGGCACTTTTAGTGAATTTGATTTTATTAACTATTTTTTTTAATTTATTAATCTTTTCACTATCTATAATTTTATAAATAATGATCGCTTTTCCGCCTTCGTAGATAATGCAATCTTTATTTATGATCCTTGCGCAATCGGTTTTTTTCGGGGTTGTTTTTAATAAATGATCGAAATTGATTTCGGATTTATTAACGTGTAAAACTTCCATTTTAATGATTTAATATTAACCAGGAAATTGCTTCTGAATTGTTTTTAAATGCCTTATCGACTTTTAATTTATTGAGTTTAAATAATACTTCGTCGTAATCTTTTTTCTCGATAAATATCTCGAATTTCTTCATGTCTGAATTTAGATAATCCATTGCAAACTCGTCGGTATTTTTATAACGATCCGTGTTGCTCATGTTATCGGTTATTTCTTCCGGATCTTCGGCACCGGGGTTATCTGGGATTCTCCAAACGTCCATTCCCCAGGAAGCTAAATCGTTCGTTTCCCATTCGTTTGCCAGGTTGTCCCAGTCCCATTCACCGAACCCAACATTATCTTTAATTATAAATTCTTTTTGCTGGGCTTCTGTTAGATCGCTGGCAACTATAACCGGCACTTCCTTCAATTTTGCTTCTAAGCACGCTTTTAAGCGCATATTGCCGCCTAAAACGATGTTATGTTCGTTTATAACAATCGGTCGAATCCTGAGCATTTCGGGAAACTCTTTAATCGAGTTAACCAGCTTTAAAAATTTGTCGTCTTTAATGATCCGGGGGTTGTTCGGGTTCGGCTTAATATCCGAAATCTTTAGGAGTGTAATTTCTATCATTCGACAAAGTTAAATAAAAAAAGCCGGACGTATAACGGCCGGCCTAAATCAAACAGCGTAACCCCTTACGCAAATTCAAAACCTCGAGCAAATATAATTAATTTTGGATTGCCGCGCGTAATAAATAATTTTCATCTGGGAATATTTCGACGTCAACAATACAGTATTCAAAATTAATTAATTCGCCTTCTGGCATGTCGTTACAGAAATAATACCTAATAGCTAGTCGAATTCGCTCCCTAATTAAATTAAATTCGAATTCACTGGAATTAATATAATCTATATTTAACTCATTGAATACGAGCGCCTTAACGCCTATGTCGATGGTTTCTTCATCAAATAAATCAATTAAATTATATTTCATTTTAGATAGCTGTTCAATTAATTCCACTTTAGTAAAAGTTAATTTATGCCGGCTGTAACTTTCCATATTTTAATTTATTAAAATGCTAACAACTAATGATCCTGAAGCGTAACCAACTCCCATAAATAAAGCTAGTTTTAAACGCTGTGAATCGCTTTTAGCTTCTATTTGATACTTGATAAAAGGAAGGCCCAAAAAAGGTCCTATGAACGCCCAAAATACCATCGGCCCGGCATCCTTATTTGCTACGGAACCAATGTAAAATGTTGCTGCTATTTCAATTATTAAACTGGAAAAAAACAGTATTAAATATTTCATATTTCACGAAATTTTACTTTCCCAACTTTCCCAATTTTCCCAATTCCGGTATTTCCGGTATTTCCGGGTTTCGCTGCATACCTAAGTTATCAATCGTTTCCGGGGTATCGTTCCAGCTGCAAATTAACTTTTCATTTGCGGTTCTGAAATCTGAATACAGGAAGTTAATTGGGTTATGGTTTCCGTACTTAGATATAACGGCTTCGTCCCGTCTTATTTCGCAACGGCTGGTTAAAAAATCAATCATGGAATCATGATCCATAAATTCGAACCCGTTTGCCTTTAATGCTTCCCGGATCCCGTTTTCTACGAACCGGTTATATTGTTCCTGTGTTGAGTTCAATATTTCGATCGCATCTGAATTATCCTTTAATTTTGTTTTTAGGAGATCGTTCCCGTAAATTTCAGCTGTAAATTTTAATGCAGCTTTTATTTGTTCCTGTTTATTAAAATTAGGTTTTGCTTTTTTTTTCATGGTCTTGTACGTTTTTTTGTACGTTCATAAAACCGTACAAAGGTTGATTAAAAAGGTTTTTCCCGGTCCACTTCATAGAAGTTTACATTCGGCTGCAAATTACTTTTTATTTCTGGAAATATATTCGGGGAATCATTCATCCCGTAAAAACTGCTCATGGTGCTGTTATGCCTGAACCCTACGGAACCGGTTGCGCCTTGCCTATGTTTCTCGAATAATAAAAATATTTCGTTAGTGTACGGTTGCCCGGTTTCCTCGTTTTTTAATTCGTAATACTCAGGTCGCCAAATGAACGCAACCGTGTCGGCATCCTGTTCGATGGATCCGGATTCACGTAAATTCGATAACATCGGTTTTTTATCCTGGGTTTGCTCGCATTGCCTGTTTAACTGGGCCAAAACTATGAAGGGAATGTTTAGTTCTTTCTGAGCTGCTTTTAATGTGCGGGAAATCTGGGAAACTTCTGCCTCCCGGTTGCCCCCTTTAAAGCCCTCTAGCGTCATCAACTGCAAATAATCGATCACTACCCAAGCGCAGGCATTATTTCGCGCCTGGCGCTTTATTACGCGTATTGCTTCGTTTACCCCGCAACCGGCCTTATCATAAATTTTAAATGGTTTCGATTCGACGGCGCCAATAGTTTTCTCAAAATGTATTAATTCATCCTGGTTTAGTGTTCCATCCCTTAGGGCCGAAGATCGAATCCCCTCGTTAGCGTTCTGTAAAATTAATCTTTGGGTTAACTGGGATTGACTCATTTCCAGATTAAAATAAATCCCAGGTTTACCGGTTTGCATCCCGAAAAAAAGTGCTAACGCCGTTTTTCCCATCGAAGGACGGGCACCCAGGATTATAAATTCATTCTGCCAACCGCCGGTAAATTTATTAATCGCCTCAATCCCGGAGTTCAACCCGCTGGTTAATCCAGATTTTGCCAGTTCGGCCCGCCTGTAATACGCGTCCCTTTCGTTACCGGTTAACTCAGGCATTTCAACCGTGTTTTGAAGCTGGGTTCCTTCCTCGGTTAGTTTGGTTAGGCGTCGAATCATTTCTTCGGCAATATCCCTTCCGGGTTTCAATTCGTGCAAACCAATTCCAACCTCGTAATATATTTTACTAATAGAACGCGTTATAAAGGCGTTTTGCAGCGTTTCAACGATCTCAGGTAAGTTTTCATTATACGTAACATTATTTGACGTCTGGACGGCTGCCAGGTAATCCGGCATCGAAAACGATTCAGAACTTTTCCAGGCGGCCAAAAGCGTAATTGGATCCGGGCGTTTTCCTTGATCGTTTATTTTTTTTAAAAAATGGAAGGTTTTCCGGCAAAGATCGTTTTCAAAATGTTGCGGGCCTAATTGCGGGATTATATCCCGGTGCACGTCGCCCGGTGAAAGTAGTATTCCAATTAATATTTTTTCGATCTGTTCGTTGGGGTTATTCATAGTGTAATTTTAGTTTTGAAGCTGGTTTAATTTCGTACTTGCCGGCGTTTTTAAGATCGTGTTTCCACTCATACAGCTTATTTTTTATGCCAAAGCTGGAAAACTGGTTTACCCGGATCCCGCCGTTCTCATTCGGGGTTGTGTAATGGTTTATAAAATCTTTAAAAAGGATTTCCGGGTAACCGTGCCCGGGGTTCTCAGTTCTAAATTTATCAACCTCGGTTATGAATTCTGGTTCGGTGCATTTTTTGAACCATTTTCCGGTAACCAGGTGCTTAATTTTATCATTACCATTTACATTAACATTATCATTTACATTATCATTATCATTATCATTAAGCATTGCGAATTTAGCGGTCGCATGCGGTCGCATATTTTCGCTAAGCGGTTTATCCCAGCGCTTTTTTGCGTTATCTGAGTTTTTACGGGCCTTATCTGAGTATTTTTTATTATTCTCGATAACTTTACTAAATACGAAATCGGTAACCGCCTGCAAATGTTTATTGCTGAATACCGGTATTACGTCCCCGTCAAAATTAAAAAGCGTATCGTAAAAAATCAGGCGTTCGCGGTCCTCTAAAGACTGGATTAAAACGTTCCATTCCAGGTAAATTATAAATGATTCTTTCATATTACAACCGGTGCTTTTTTCTTGTGCTTAAAATTATCTAACAGCGCGAAATTTACGCCTGGCACCCGGGCCCAATCGTCGTTATTATCAATCGGTCGGTCCTCGGGCACCTGGTCCGGATCCGAATAAACCCTAACATTTTTCAAGTTATGCCAGTCAATTAATTCATCCTGCTTGCCGCCGTAACTAGCGGTTAAAACCAGGTTTTCGGGAATGTTGTCTATTCGATTTACCCAATAACTAATTGACTTC